GGTTAAGCGACCTCGTGCAAGAAATCCCATACGGTTTTTTCCAACAACTAGACAAATGAAAATCGAACGCATTAACGTGGCCGAGCTATCGCTTGACCCATCGAACGTACGCAAACACGACCGCAAAAACTTAGACGCGATCAAGGCTTCGCTGCGTAAGTTCGGGCAACAAAAGCCCATCGTCGTGGACGCCAAGGGAATCGTACTCGCTGGCAACGGAACGCTCACGGCGGCGAAGGAACTTGGCTGGACAGAAATCGAGATCACGCGCACGACGCTTCAAGGAGTCGAGGCGACGGCGTTTGCGATTGCGGACAACCGGAGCGCGGAGCTGGCGGAGTGGGACGATTCGCTTGCGGACGTGCTCAAGTCTTTGTCGGAAGCCGACGTTGATCTGACGCAACTTGGATTTAGTGATTCTGATTTAGATGAGTTATCAGGAAAACAAGATGCAAACGAATCCAAAAATGACGTCGAAATTGTGAGTGCTCTTGAGGTGATTGCTGAATGTGAATCCGAAGATCAACAGAAATTGGCTTATGATTTACTCACAGAGAAAGGATTCAAATGCCGACTGGTCACATTGTAAGACGCACAAAGATCGAATCTAGTTTCAGAGTCGATCAAGTGCGCGGAATGTTTGATGTTCCGCACAAAGAAGAAATTGCGACCGAATGGGACGTTGCGATTCCATGTGATGAAAAATCGTGGTCAATCGGCGCAATCATTGGTGCGTCTGGTAGCGGCAAAACAACCATCGCCACCGAACTATTCAAAAACGATCACTTACACACCTCATTTGATTGGCATCCAACCCAATCAATTCTCGACGGTTTTTCTAAAGATCACGCGACGAAAGACGTGGTTGAAATGCTTTCAAGCGTCGGTTTGTCTTCTCCGCCTCATTGGTTGAAACCGTTTGGACACTTATCGAATGGACAAAAGTTTCGTGTGGAGCTGGCTCGTCTCCTGTTGTCGAATCATTCTCGCGTTTTATTTGATGAATTTACAAGCGTAGTTGATCGAGACGTCGCCAAGGTTTGTTGCGCTGCGTTGAGCAAAACAATTAGAAGAAAGAAAGCACCGCAACTCGTTGCGATTTCGTGTCACTTCGACATCATTGACTGGCTTCAACCAGACTGGGTGTTTGATGTTGGCACAAATCATTTCGAGTGGCGGATTCCTAGGCAACGACCACCAATCAACCTCAGAATTTACAAAACGAATAATTCAGCGTGGACTCTTTTTAAGGGACATCACTATCTAGATGCGAAAATAAGCGACGCGGCACAATGTTATGTCGCAACATGGAATGATAAGCCCGTTGCGTTTACTTCGTTTATTCATTTTCCGCACGCAAGTTTTTCAAATGGAAAAAGAGAGCATCGCACCGTAGTTCTTCCAGATTTTCAAGGAATAGGAATAGGTAATTTTCTTAGCGAGTTTGTGGCTGATTTAGTTGTGGCGTCTGGCTTCAGATACTTTTCAACAACATCACACCCAGCAATGATTCATCGCAGAGCTAAATCAAAAAAATGGAGATGCTCAAGATTCGGTCACGTTGCAAAAGCTGGAAAAAATTCAATCATGAAATCAAATTCTAATCGCAGAATAAGCGCAGGATTTGAATACATAAAACATGACTGAGATTAAACCAACGGATGCTGAAATTCTTTCTCGCGCTAATCTTTCCAACATCGGAAAGAAGCTCAAGGCGGGAAAAACTCTCAGCACATCGGAGCGCAAAGCCCTGAACGAGTTTCAATCTCAGAACGACGACGGCTGGGTCAAAGACCTGAGCGCGCTCGCCAAGGAACTCGGTCTGACGCGCCAAGCCGTGTACGACGCACGCGCTCGCTTTCCAGATGCGCCAAAGAAGCACGAGGACGGCAAGCGCGAGAACCTTGTCGCGTGGCAACAATTCTGCGGCGACAACCTCATCGGCAAGGACACGGCGACGAAGAACCTCGCGGAGCTAAAGGCGCAACTCATGCAGCGCGAGATCACGCTGCGCGACATGAAGATTGCGCGCGAAGCGGGCGATACGATTGCGAAGGAGATTGTGGACGATATGTTCGCGACGCTCGCGCAGAAACTCGACTTGCTCCTGCGCCTAAAGCTAGAGGTCGAGCTGGGCCAGCGCGTGATCGGCAAGAACGCAGCCGAGGCAAACGTCGAGGGCGCCCTAATCCTTGATGAAATCCGCGAGGTGATAAACTCTAACATAGCGACCTATCAAAGCGAGATGGTGGCGCGGTCGGCGAACTCTGACGAAGCATGACCGACACACCAAAGTTTCGCCTCGGCGACATGGTCTGGCATCGCACTTGCGGCGACGACGCGGGCGTCATCATTGCCATGATTTACCGCCCCAACTGCTTGCTCTACCAAGTGTCATGGGCTGGGCGTTGCGTCGATGACCATTTCGAGATCGAGCTGACATCCGAACGACCTTTCTTTTCATCGAGTGGCGGAGCAACCAAAGACGAAGCATGACCGAAACCGAACGCCGCCTCGCCGCCTTCAAGCTGCCCAAGCGTGACCGCTCGCCGATCTACGAGTGGGCGCGCAAGCACATCGTATTGCCCGAGTCCTACGCTACGTCTGGCCCGTTCAACGTGCGCCTTTCGCCGTGGCTGATTCCGATCTTCGACGCGCTGCAAAACCCGCTCGTGCGCCGCGTGCATTTCCGCAAGGCGGTGCAGATTGGCGGCACGCTCGTCGCCGACGTGTGGGTGCCTTGGCTCATCTGTAACGACGCCGGCCCTATCTCGTGGACGATGCAGACCGACGAGATGATTGACCGCCACGCCAAGTCGCGGCTTAACCCGATCTTTGAAAGCTGCAAGCCGGTCGCCAAGATGCTGCCGCGCGCTGGCCCGATGAAGACGACGACTGAGATTTACTTCGGCGGTTTCTTTTTCATCCTCAACCCCGCGAATCTTTCCTCGCAGCAAAGTCAGTCCATCCGCTACAAGATCAACGACGAAATCTGGCTCCCGAAGTGGCAAGATGTTTATGGTCATGCGGTTGCGCGCGTGTCTCGTTTCGAGGAAGTCGGTCGGTCAAAAATCTACAACACGTCACAAGCTCCAATCATGGACTTGGAAACCGGCAACGTCGAGGACACGTCTTTTCGTCAAGGCAATCAACAAGAGTGGAGCGCAGAATGTCCGTCGTGCGCCAAGGTTCATCCGGTCGCTTTCACTCTCGAAAAAAACGACGAGACAGGTCTGCGCGGAGGCGTTGTCTGGGATGCAGCAGCAAAGCGCGATGACGAGACGTGGGACGTGACGCGCGCCGTCGAGTCCTGCCGTTTCCGCTGTCCGCATTGCGGCCATGAGTCCGCGGACTCAGACGCGACGCGCAACGCTTGGAAGCGCACCGGACGCTTCGTGGCAATGCGACCCGACGCGCCAATCGAGTTTCAGTCCTTCCGCGTCGAGGCTCTAGTGTCGCGGCCAATGCGTTTACTCGTCGAGGAGTTTTGCGCCGCCGACAACCATCACGTCAGGCAAGGCGACGACAAGATGAAGATCGAGTTCAAGACCAAGCGCGAAGCGCGTCCGTGGATTGTCGAGAAGAAGGTGGTCAATCTATTCGTGCAGGCGTCCGACTACACCGTTTCGCAATTCGCAAATGGCGAAAAGATCGAGGGCGAGGTGATTCGTTTCATGGCAATCGACCGCCAACAAGACCATTGGTGGCTAGAGATCGGCGCCTTCAGCTCGGCGACCGGCCCGACATACAAGCAACTTTACTTCGGGCGAATCGAGACGCGCGACCAGCTTCGTCAAATGCAGTATCGCTACAAGGTTCAGGACTCGTGCGTGGCGCAGGACAGAGGCTACCGGCCCGCCGACGTTGATCGTGACTGCGCGGACTTCGGCTGGCGCGGCATGCGCGGACACGCGCGCAAGACGTGGACGATGCGCGACGAGAACACGAACGCGCTGATTAACTTTCCATTCAGCGAGCCGCGCGTGAGCGACTACCGAGGCGGAGATGTATTCTACTACGATTGGAGCGGCGATTACTTCAAAGACATCTTGGCGAACGCGCTCGAAAACAAAGGCGACCTCAAATGGCTCATGCCCGCCGACGTCAATCCGCTCTACCTTGAACACCTCAAAGGCGAGTCGAAGGTCGAGATCCGGACGGGTGTTTTTGAATGGCGTGAAGTGAAAAGCAATGCTCCGAATCATGGACTAGATACTTCAGCAATGATGATTTGCATTGCGACCATTGCTGGCGTTATTAGATACACTCCAAGCAAATCCGCGTATGACAACAAAACACAAACAGGGTGAAACTAGAGAGGACGGAATGGTGTTTTGGTGTTATCAAAAAAAGATTAATTATGAATACTGGGTTACGGCGGAAAAATTTGCTGAAATGCGTAGCAAGAAAAACAAGAGATTGAAGGCATGGAGATCAAAAAACAAAGACGCCGTCAGGATATGGAGAAAAAACGATAGGCAAAAAAACTTGTTAAAAAGACGCCAGCAAAGTCTTTCGTGGGCTAAGAAAAACCCAGAGAAAAAAACTGAAAACCTAAAGCGTTGGAAGATTCAAAATAAAGATAGATGCACGGCAATCCAAGAGCTTAGGAGGGCGCGTCAAATGAAAGCCATTCCAAGCGATTCATGGAAATCTGTTGTTGATAGTTTTTATGAGATTTCAAATCGAGTGAGCAAATGCACCGGAATCAAACACGCGGTTGATCACATCATTCCGCTGTTCGCTGGAGGCTCTCATTGTCATCGTAATTTACAGGTTTTGCCATTTTCAATTAACAGCAGAAAAGGAGCAAAAATAGACTTTGTATTACCTAAATGCTACCGAAGTCACGGTTGGGCCACGCCGCCGAAAGAGTAAGACCTTTTGACGTTCCGCGCATTAGCAAATGCTCGACAACCCATTTCTCGGACTCGATGGCGCGACGCTGGCGACGCTCAAAACCAAAACACTCGATGCCATTCAAGCCGTGCTGTTAAATCAAAGCTACTCGCTCAACGGCAAAAGCGTTTCGCGCGCGGATTTGGCGCAGCTCAATAATATGCTGGGCAACATTCAGGACGCGATCAATGACGTAAACGGAACCTCAACGGATACGGTTTTTATTTCTTTCAACGGTAACTAAACACAAACATGGAACACGAGAACTTCGACGCGTCAAAGCTAGTAAAAAATCAGCCGTGGCTCGACCGCGCGCTCGAAAACATTGCGCCGCAGTGGGCGTTGAAGCGTTTGGAAGCTCGCGTGCAGAAATCGCTTTTCGAGTATAACGCCGCGCGCACGAACCGTCTTTACGCTCCGAAGCAATACGGACAACCAGCCGAGAGCACACAGAACCAGCGCGACCGCGTCGTCATGATGTGGGAGGCGCGCGACCTAATCGAGAACAGCCCAGAAGCGCGCGAAGTCTCGCGCAAGTTCGGTCTCTATCTAACGCCGCACGAATACTCGCCGACGACCGGCGACCGTGATTACAATCAGACGGTCAGCGATTATTTCCACGAGTGGTGCAAGAACTGCGACGTTACCAATCGGCACACGTTCAAGAAACTCGTGCAGCTCGCCGCCGAGGAGCGTCCGGTGGACGGCGATTGCGGCTTCGTGATTCGTCGCGCAGGCGAAGGTCTGAAACTTCAACTCGTTCCTGCGACGCGCATCGGCAATCCGAATAGCGCAGCGGTCGAGTCTAACAACTATTACCAAGGCATCATAACGGACGACTTCGGCCAGCCTATCGCATACCGCATTTACCGCGTAGATCGTAACGGCGTTTATTTTGGAGCAGAGGACATTCCAGCGAATCAGTTCTGCCACTACTTCGACCCGTTCCGCGTCGATCAGTACCGAGGTATCACCGATTTCCACTCGGCGATTCAGACCGTGCGGATGCTGCATGACATTCTCCAAGCCGAGAAAGCGGGCGTGCGTTTCTCGTCGCAACAAGCTGCGCTGATCTTCAACGACCGAGGCGTTGCCAATCCGCGCAACCTTTTCCAGCCGAACCCAGCCATGTCGCTGCCGAGCGGCCAGACGCAAAAGAACGAGCTGACCGAGGTGGGCATGATTCGGTATTTCCAGAACAGCGACCGCGTCGAGGTTATGCCATCACGTCCGTCGCAAGCCTTCACCGGCTTCGTGCAGCATCTCATGCACGAGATTGCGCTGGGCGTAGGCGTGCCCGAGGGCGTGCTTTTCGGAACGCAAGATTACAAAGGCCCAAGCGTGCGCGCGGAGTTCGCCGCCGCCGACCGTGTTTTCACGCGCCAGCAAGGCGTCCTCACCGACAAGGTTCTCGACCCGATCAAAGACGCCGTAATCCTCGACGGCATCGCGCGCGGAGAGATTCCGCCTCCGACGCTCCTCGCGGGCGAGACGATGGTGCAAGCTCTGCGCCGCGCCACGAAAGGCGAATGGCGTTTTCCTGCGAAGCTCTCGATTGACGTTGGTCGCGAGTCCGCCGCAAACATGAATGAGAACCGCCAAGGCGCGAAGTCTCTCCAAGAAATCGCAGCCGAAGAAGGCACCGACGCTTTCTCGCGTTTGGAGCAAATCGCCATCGAAGCCGGTTTCATTAAAGAACTCTCGACGAAATACGGCGTGCCAGAAACGGCCATCCGCATGGTCACGCAACAGCTCCCTGCCAACGCTTCGATGGCCGCTTCGCTCGGTACGAACGTCACGCAAGATGCGGTTGATGCAACGATTGCCGCAACGGCAAAGCCTGACGCGGCTGCGCCAGCCGAGCCTACGCAAAAAATCGAGAACGAATCAAAGCTGGTCACGATTGATTTCGAGACCAACACTTACATTCCGACGGTCGCCATCGCCGACAACGCCAAGCGCGCTCTTGAAGTACGCGACAAGAAACCAGCCTCGCAACGCGGCATGACGAGCGTGGGCATTGCTCGCGCGCGTGACCTGATGAACCGCCGCCCGCTCTCCGAGGAAACCGTGCGCCGCATGAAGGCGTACTTTGACCGTCACGAGTCCGACAAGAACGGCGAGACTTGGGACGAGCAAGGTAAGGGCTGGCAGGCGTGGATGGGCTGGGGTGGCGATCAGGGTTACTCGTGGGCAAACCAGATCGTCGAGCGTCTAAACAAGCAAGCAGACTCGAAAGAACTCAAAGCAGCATCGAGCGAAGTGCGGCAAAGTTTTGCTGCGCTACAACCACCGGAGCCAGAGGAGTGGCTGGATGCCGTACAGAATTATCGGAAGAAACAAAATGGCCGCGTCGATGAAATCAAACAAAGCATCGTCGGAGAAAAATCCATCATCGAGTTAAGCAAGACGGTTAAAGCTGAAAACAAATAACATGATCCACACTCAGACTCAAATCGACAACCTCATCGAGCTGGCAATCATTCAGCGCGTCGAGCTAAAGAAGCTCGTCGAATCGCTGCCGGAACTACGCACGCATCTCTCGGTGGAGATCGAGCGCAACTTAAACGAGATTGAACCAGCGATGCGCGATGAACTGCAAAAGTTCCTCTCGCAAGAATCACAATCCGAGCACGCAAAGCTCGGCAACGTATTAAAGCAAAAGATCGCCGAGCTGTCCGTGCAACTCGAGGACACGACCGCTGCGAAGTATTCTGTGTTGATGGCCGAGCGCGCGGAGAATGAAACGCTTTTGGCTAAGGCCGAAGCGCGCATCGCCGAGGCCGCATCTGCGCTGCCGAACGCGGTCAAAGAAATTGTCACCGACGAACTCTCGCGCTTTCCTCGCGCTGGCGAAATTGATCAACTGCGAAAAGAGTTTGCCGAGCCGAAAGGATTGAACCCGCGCGGCAAGTGGGAATCTGGAGTCACTTACTACAAGCTCGATCTGGTTGGTTACAACGGCGACAGCTACGTTGCCAACGAGGAGACGACGCAGAAGCCCTCGCGCACCTCGACCAAGTGGACGCTCAACTCGGCACGCGGTGCAGCGGGTAGCGGCAACAATGTATCACTCGCCGAACTAACTGGCGTGCCTACGAACGGTCAAATTCTGATCGGTAGCAATGGCGGGTTTGTGAACGCTGATCTAACTGCGGGCGATGGCATCGCAATCTCGACCGCTGCTGGCTTCATTGAAATCTCAGCCGACGGCGGCACGAATTACCAAGGCACTTGGGACGCGGCGACGAACAGCCCAACGCTCACGTCGAGCGTCGGAACAAAGGGTTATTACTACGTCGTGAACGTGGACGGCTCGACGAACCTGAACGGCATCACCGATTGGAAGGTTGGCGACTGGGCAATCTACAACGGTTCAGTCTGGCAGAAGGTGGACAACAGCGAATCCGTTACGAGCGTTTTCGGTCGCGTTGGCTCGATCACCGCCGCCGCTGGCGATTACTCGGCCACGCAGATCACGAACACCGCCGCTGGTAGCATCACCGCGACGAACGTGCAGGACGCGATTAACGAACTCGATGGCGAGAAGTTGGCGAAGGCGTCGAACCTGAGCGACGTCGCCAGCGTCACGACTTCGCGCACCAATCTCGGCGTAACCGCGACCGGCGCAGATACGACTTACGCTTACCGCGCGAACAATCTCAACGATCTCGCCAGCGTCACGTCGGCGCGTACGAATCTTGGTCTTGGCTCCGCTGCGGTGGAGAGCGCGACCTTTTTCCTGCAATCCGCGAACTCATTGAGCGACGTCGCATCCGTTGCGCTTGCTCGCACGAACCTTGGATTGGGCAGCATCGCCACGCAATCGGCGGGCAACGTCTCGATCACTGGCGGCACTATTACTGGAATCACCGACTTGGCAATCGCCGACGGCGGTACCGGCGCATCTAACGCGACGGACGCTCGCACCAATCTCGGACTCGGATCCGCTGCAGTTCAGAGCGCGACCTACTTTCTCCAAGTCGCAAACAATCTCAGCGACGTCGCCTCGGTCGCTCTAGCGCGCACCAATCTCGGTCTTGGCAATTCCGCCACGCGCGACGTTGGCACGACCGCGGGCACCGTTGCGGCTGGCGACGACGCACGCTTTACCGACTCGCGCACGCCTACCGGCCCAGCTGGCGGCGATCTCACCGGCACCTATCCAAACCCAAGCCTGACGATCTCTGGCGTCACGGCTGGCGGCTATGGCAGCGCATCGAGCGCAGTCGTCATCACGATCGACTCGAAAGGTCGCGCGAAGGAGGCATCGGCGATCAACATTCTGATTGCTGAGTCGCAAGTCACGAACCTCGTCACCGATCTGGCGTCGAAGATTCCGAGCACCGAGAAAGGCGCCAACTCTGGCGTCGCTACGCTCGACTCTGGCGGCAAGATTCCGCTCACACAGTTGCCCGATTCTATCCTCGGCCAAGTGACGTACATGGGAACGTGGAATGCTGCGACGAACTCGCCAACGCTAGCGAATCCTCCTGCGACGACGACCCTCGGCGATTACTACATTGTCACGACCGGCGGCACGTTTGCCTCGATCACGTTCAACGTCGGCGACTGGATTATCAGCAATGGCGCGGACGGCTGGGCGAAGGTGGACAACACGGACGCCGTCGCCTCGGTCTTTGGTCGCACCGGAACCGTGACTGCCACGAACGGCGATTACACCGCGAGCAACATCACGAACGTGCCGGCGGGCAACATCGTCGCCACGGAGGTTCAGGCCGCGATCAATGAGCTGGACGGCGACAAACTAGCCAAGGCGTCGAATCTCTCTGATCTCGTTTCGCCTTCGACGGCGCGAACCAATCTCGGACTCGGCAGCGCAGCGACGCAGAACGACACTTATTTTCTGCAAGTCGCCAATAACCTCTCCGACTTGGCGAGCGTCACCACGGCTCGCAGCAATCTCGGACTCGGCACGATGGCGGTTCAGAACGCGGCGAGCGTTTCCATCACCGGCGGCAGCATCACCGGCATCACCGATCTCGCGGTTGCGGACGGCGGCACGGGCGTTTCAACCACACCAGCTAACGGTCAGCTTCTAATCGGTAACGGCACCGGCTACACGGTGGCGAATCTTACGGCTGGCACCGGCGTCACGATCACGAACTCGTCGGGCGGCATCTCGATTGCCACGACTGGCGCGCAATCGGCGGAGACGCTGACGGCCACAGTTACCAACGCCGAATCTACGACGATCACCAAAGGCCAAGTCGTTTATGCTTTCGGCGCGACTGGCAACCGCATGAGCGTAAAACTCGCGTATAATACGGGAGACGCGACCTCGGCGAAAACACTCGGAATCGTGAGCGACGCCAGTATCTCGGCTGGTGGAACCGGAACGATCACGCTCGTCGGCGTAGTCGATGGTCTGACGCTCGGAAGCTACACGGACGGCGACCAACTTTATCTCGGTGCGACGGCTGGCTCGCTAACGAACGTCAAGCCTTACGCTCCGAACCATCTCGTTTATGTCGGCATAGTCGAGCGCGCGAATAACGGAAACGGCGAGTTGTATGTCCGCGTTCAGAACGGCTACGAGCTGAACGAAATTCACGATGTTCAGATCACCACGCCGCCTTCGGCTGGCGCTCTGCTTGTTTACGATGCGACGAACGCACTTTGGAAAGCCGCTCAACTTACTGCTGGCACCAACATCGCCATCACGAACGCTGACGCTTCGGTGACGGTGGGCATCACGGGAACCATTGCACTCGGCAACGGCGGCACCGGACAAACGACTGCTCAAGCTGCAATCAATAGTTTGGCTGGCGCGACGACTTCGGGTTATTTCCTGCGAGGCAACGGCACCAACGTCGTCATGGCTGCGATCTCGGCGGGCGACGTGCCAACGCTGAACCAGAACACAACTGGCAGCGCGGCCACGCTTACGACGGCCCGCGCCATCTACGGAAACAACTTCGACGGTAGTGCTGCGCTCACGCAAGCCATCACGGGCACCTACGGCGGCACAGGCGTAAACAACGGCGCGAACACCATCACGATTGCGGGCAACGTGACCCATGCTGGCGCGTTCACGCAGTCGTTTACTGCTACGGCTAACACGTCGCTGACTCTGCCCACAACGGGCACGCTGGCGACATTGGCTGGCTCGGAGGCGTTGAGCAATAAGACGATTACGGCGTCTGCCTTCAACGGCACAATCGGAGCGACGACGGCATCCACGGGCGCGTTTACGACGTTGAGCGCGACGGATAATTCTTCTGTTACCAAAAGCACTAACGGCGTAACTTCTTTTAGCGTCAGCAATGTCAGCACTGGAACTAGTGCTTTTGCGGCATATTATCTAACAAACAGTAGTGGTACAAATCAAGCAAACATCGGGCTGTCTGGCGGGTCTTATACTTCGGTTGTAGGTTGGGATGTTCAAAATGCCCTTACTATTTCAAATGTTACTGCCGGAGGAATAAGCATTGCTGCTCGTTCTGGTTCTTCCTCTATTCGCAATTACATTGGAGATGGCACAGCGGCCATTACGACAGTCACCTCCACCGGACTCGCTGTTACTGGCGCGTTGTCGTCTACCACAGGAGCCACCTTTGCGACGAGCAGTGGGTCAGTTGGAATTGGTACTGCAAGTCCTGCGGCTCCATTGCACATAGCTTTTGGCAGTGCCGTTAATGACGCAGAGCTAAGGATTCAACAAACGACAAATGGCACGGCGTCTCAAATTACCATTGCAGCAAACAATGATGGTGGAGCGATTTACAATTTTATTCGTTCTGTAACTACTAGCGGCACGGAACATTGGCGCATCGGCGGAGGAGCAGCCGCATCGACAATGGCGTTTTCGACTGGTGGAACCGAACGCGCACGCATCGACAGCAGCGGCAACGTCGGCATCAACACGACAAGCCCTACGGGAGGTCGTCTTGTTATCGCACAAGCCAACAGTGTTCAGCCTGCAATTCATCTGCCGACGGATGAAAGCACAATTCAAGGCCCAAATGCTGATACCCAGATTAAAATGGGCGGTAACCTTGTTTTGCAAAGCGGCAATGAAACTTATGTTTCTGCAAAGAACGCATCCGGAAAAATTCTGTTCAGCACCGGCGCTACTCCAACCGAACGCGCCCGCATCGACAGCAGCGGTAATCTGCTGGTGGGGACGACGAGTAAAATAGCTGGTGTAGATGCGCCAATTCAAGCCTATGCAAATGGTGGTTCAACTATTCTGGCTCAACAAGTAAGCGTAACTGCGGATAATTTATCTTTGTGGAATAGTGCAAACTCAGGAAATCAAGTCTTTGCAGGTTTTTACACAGATAGTCCAAGTTCTCTAAGAGGTTCAATTACATACAATCGCGGCACTGGTCTTGTTGTTTATGGAACAACGTCTGACTATCGTTCAAAAGACATTCTTGGCCCAGTTGTTGATAGCGGTGCATTGATTGATTCTGTTCCGGTTTACATGGGCAAGATGAAGGGTGCTACGCAAGAACGCCCAATGTTCATCGCTCATGAAACTCCTGCCTATGCTCACACTGGCGAGAAGGATGCCGTGGATGCTGAAGGAAAACCGATCTATCAACAGATTGACACCTCTGCATTATTGCCAGTTCTATGGGCTGAAATTCAGTCGCTTCGACAACGTGTCGCGGCACTCGAATCCAAATAACATGACAACCGAACAAGCCCTCAACAACCTATACGCCGCCGCCCGCCTAGCTCCTCTGCCAGCCGAGCAACACGAAATCATCCGCAAGTCTGCGGAAGTGCTCGTCGAAGCTCTGAAGCCAAAAGAAGAGAAGAAAGCCGAATAACATGGCTGGCACCTCGGACACTAACTGGCGTTCTTACGTTGGCCCTGCGGACAACGGCAAGGTCGTTACGTCTGAGGATTGGCAAGCTCCAAGCGACCCTAAGCAATGGGACGACTTGTTTAAATGTTCCAATGTGGAAAACCTAACGGCTACTGGGCTGGTTATTCCTGCTAGCCGTGAGGACTCCATTGATTGTGTGCGCGGCAATGGCTATTCCTTCCAATCCTGCGTCATTCAAGGCTCAACGACGATAAAGGGAGCCATTGACGGGCTTAAGCTCAAGAACTGCGTTATAAGCGGCACAGTGGAGCTAGGTCAATATGACAACTACTGGACTAAGGGCCGCGCCCCTACGCGCAATGTGTCCCTCATCAACTGTTGCTCGCCCGATGGGGAGCCTGTTCGCGTTAAGCTGTGGGATGCTGAGATGCCTGTGGTGCAGAATACCAATGTAAAACTGGTCAAGATACCAAAGTGGGTTTGGTTGCCGTATTTCTTGTTCCGTCGTTTGACGAATCCTAAATCTGTATAAGCCATGCTCGATCTTATCACAAATGCTCTAGGTGGCGGTGCGCTCGGTGTCTTGCTCCGCATCGGCAACGGCTTTTTCGACAACTACAAGTCGGCCCAAGAGCACAAGCGTAAGCTAGAGGAGGCACGAGTCATGGCTGAGATTGCCAGCGACAAGGCGAAATGGGATGCGTTCACGGCTAGTCAGCAAGCGGCCACGCCTCCCGACAACATCTCGCCGTGGGCTGCGAACACCATCACGCTTTTTCGCCCAGTCATCACGCTGCTCCTCCTCGTGCTCGTGACCATCGTTTTCTTTCGCGTCACCGTTTCCGAGCAAGCCGACATGATTGATGAAATTCAGTTCTGCGCGTTCAACTGCATCGGATGGTGGTTTGGCGATAGGATGACCCGCAAGAAATGAGCACGGAGCCCAAAGACTTTGTTGAGGTGGCTCGCCTCTGGAAAGAAACCGGATGGCTCACGGCTGTCATCGGTGGCGCAGGAATGACCGCGCGTTTGCTGGCGAATCCGATCAAAGGTGACGTCTGGGAATCCGTTCGACGCATCGTGATGGCCGCAATCGTCAGCTCAATCGCGTGGTTCGTCGTCGAGCAAATCGAGGTAAGCTCATTCGTGAAGGCAATTACCTACGGCGTTGCGGGCGTCATCTCTCCTGAGATTATCGACGGCATTACAAATTTAGCGAAGAAGTATTCCAAGAATCCGAGCAAGCTATTGAAGAAATGAACCCGAAGCTAATCACTGCTGCGCTCGCCGCAACTGTTGTCTGCTTTTCGGGCGTCGGAGTGATGACGGTGCAAAAGGTTTCGGAGAACATTGCGGCGAGCGACCGAGAGTTTGCGCTGACGAGTAACGTCCTGAGTCCGCTTTTCGACATTTACGGCTTGGCGATTGTGGACGGTCAGGCGAAGGCGAGCAAAAGACTGATCGACGGAAAAGAGTTTTGCGCTTCGCTGACCAAGTTGGAGAGCGAAGCCGAGCGACTAATCTTGGAGTTTGGTCAGCCTTCGGAACTCGTGGCGCAGCATAAACTCGTCAAAGCCTATTTGAAGAAAGCGCGCGAGGCGTGCGACAAGGGCGAAATCGAAACGCTGAACTCGCCGAGCATGACCGCAGAACTTTATGGCGTCATCGAGCCAATGACCGCGCTTATTAACAAGCTCTTGCTCGACAAGCTCACCGTCTCGCGCACGCACAAAGACGCCGCCGACTCGGCTTTGCTGACCTTTGAGCGGTTCGCCAGCGTCGCGGCTGGGCTTGGCATCGTGTTTGCGGTCGCGCCTTGGATTGGCAAGCGTCCGAAGATCGTAAAGAAGCGAGCCAAGCGGTGAGCGATTTTGACGTCCGTCGCACTAGCGATGGAACAAGTCATCACATTTGCAGCCTCGACCGGAGCCATTGACACCGAAGCCGGCGTCATCCGTGGCGTCTCGCTGATCACTAAAGGCCCAGCTCTCGGCCACGGCGTCATGATTGACGACAAGACCTTGGAGCAAGTGAAGACTGCCGCCGAGCAATACGCTGGCGGACTTAAGGTAAAGCTGAACCACTCTAGTGGCGCGGGCGACATTATCGGCTTTATCGACACGCTCCGCATCGATGGCGAGAAGCTACTGGGCGACCTGCACTTGCTGCAAAACTCTCCGCATCGCTCTTACATTTTAGAGATCGCTGACCGGATTCCTGACACGTTCGGGCTTTCCATCGCGTTCTCTGGCCCATCGGAAAAATCATCCGACAAGCTAACGACTTTGCAACGCTGCTCAGAAATCTACTCGGTGGACTTGGTGGATAGCCCTGCCGCAAACCCTAGCGGATTTTTTGCCCGTAAACTGAAACAACTTCAGAGCGGTGAAGTTGAGCAACCCGAAGCAAAAATCGAAATCGAACTTCCTATGAACGAAGAAATGAAAAAAGCCATCGAAGGCATGATTCAGTCTGCCATGATGGGCATGAATGATAAAATCGCTAAACTAGAATCCGCGCTTCCTCCTATCGAGGACAAGCCTGCCGCTATGAGCGCGCAGAATGAAGTCGTGCAACTCGCTGCGAACACCGCCGCGCTCGCTGCCGTCAAAGAATTTGCCAAGTCGTTCGGTGCGCCTGCCGCTCCCGTCGCCTCGGCTGAGGCTCCCAAGCCTGCCGTGCAATCGCAGAAATTCGAGGAGATCGTCGCCGCCAAAGCCTCCGAGCTGAAAGGCGACAAATCTGCCGCGATCTCGTTTGCTATCAAGAATCACGCTGACCTTTACGCCGCTTATCGTGCGCGCGTGCAAGGCGGCGAAATCGTTAAACTCTAATCCTATAACCTAACATGGCTACTTCATTCAACAACACTGGCACGTTCGTGGCTAATGCGGCTATCACCGCGTTCCGCCTCGTGTCCATTTCCGCAAATCGTGGTGTCGGTCTTGCCGCTACCGCTTCGCTTCCTGACGGCGTTGCCGTCATCGACGCCGCCTCTGGCGATCAAGTCACCGTTCAATTCCTCGGTGGTAACACCGTCAAAGCGACCTTGCTCGCTGGCCCCGTGACCGTTGGCGATACGCTTTTCAGCGTCGCTTCCGGCCAAGTCGCCATCACTGGCACCGTCACCGTTGGCAAATCGCTGACCACCGCGTCTGACGCTGGTGCGATCATCGAGATGCTGCCTAAGAACATCTAATCTCAACAATCTACTAAACTAACATGTATACTAATTCTGCTGCAATCTTCCGTGGCGACATCGCTGGCGTGCTCGAACAAGCTAAGGACTGGGAGTCCGGTTTGATCGGTACGGCTGTGATGCCCGTCCTCAACGTTCCTGTCCGCGCTGGTCAGTATCCGTCTTTCGTTCTGAAAGAAGGCCAACTGCTCAAGTCCGAGGTCAAGAACCGCGCGCCTTACAGCACCTACGCTCGCGGCACGCGTTCTTTCAATCAGGACACCTACACTGCGCTCGAATACGGATACGAGGAAGCAGTCGACGATACCGTAACTCTCGACGTTGCTCGATTCTTCGACGCCGAGACGATTGCCGCCAAGCTCGCTAAACGTAAACTGCTCCTCGCTCACGAACTCCGCGTCGCTGGCGCGATGTTCAACAGCTCGAACTTCACCTCGACGAACTCTGCCACGGCTTACACCACGGCAAACATCGCCACCTTCGACGCAGCTGCCGACGTTCAAGACGCGCTCGACCGTATGCTTTCCAAGGGCGAATCCACGAGCAACTGCAAGGTCGTGATCCCATTCCCAGTCTGGACGCGCCTGCGCGCCTCTACTAAATTCCAGAACCGCTTGCGTGGCACTGGTTTAAGTAGCGACACCATCCTCAACGCCTCGACGCAAGCTGCTGCCGAAGTGTTCGGCGTTGCCGAAGTGTTGATCGGTCGCGCTGCCTATGACTCCGCTCCCGAAGGCGTGGCATTCAGCTCCAGCAACGTCTGGGCGAACACCTACATCTGGGTCGGTAACGTCACCGAGGCCTCCGCTGGCTTCTTCGGTGGTGGCGCTGGCTTCACGCTCAACTGGTCTGAATACGGCCCAGCCATCGGCGTCAGCACCTACCGCGACGAGTCGATCAAATCGAACATCGTCCGCGCTTCGCACTACACCGCCGAGAAGGTTGTGAACACGAACGCTGGTCAGCTCATCGCTACCCAATACAGCTAATCCTTAAACGGATTTTAGTTCTAAAGCCTCACGCCTAACCGCGTGGGGCTTTTTGTTTTGACGGTTCGCGCGCCTTCTATTGACCGAAGCAAAACACACGACCATGACGATCTCACTCTGCGTAATTTGTGGCAACGAGGCGCACCACATCGAGGCAATGCTCAAATCGTTCGTCGGACTGATCGACGAACTCTCACTCGTCCGCGCCATCGGCTCAAAGGAGCCGGACAACACCGAGCGAATTGCGCGCGGGTGGTGCATCGAAAACGGCGTCAATTTCGTTTTCAGCGAGTATCACAACGGAGTCACGGCGCAGGCTTGGAAGCACGTCGATTCGTTCGCCAAGGCACGCAATCAGGCTTTCGCGTATGCGACCGGCGATTGGCTAGTCTGGGCGGACTGCGACGACGTCTTGGCCGAAGCCGACGATCTCAAAAGCAAGCTCGCCGAACTCTCCGAGGAGGTGCTGATGGTGCGCTGTCCTTACGACGTGCGCGGCACCGGAAAGAAGCTGCAACGCGAGCGGTTCATCCGTCGCAGCGCGTTTCAATCTGGGCGTGTCTGGCATCACGACGTGCACGAAAACCTTCTGCTGTTGCCCAACGACCGTCACGTCGAATGGTCGACGCCGGTCTGGAGGCATGAGCCAGCTTGCATAAAACAAGATAACCGCAAGCGTAACCTTGCTATTCTAGGTCGCAGCGTAGGCGAAGCGGCGACCCAGTATTTTTATATCCACCAAGAGCACTACTGCTCCGGCAATAAACCAGCCGCCGAACAGTTCGGGCGCATCGCGCTTTCGTTTCCGAACCTCGATGACTCTTTCCGGTACGAGGTTCAGCTCAACCTTGCGCGCATCTCGGCGAGTCGTCGCGAGTCCATGCAGTTCGCAATGGGAGCGCACGGCGTCTTTCCGTGGTGCCGCGAAGCCATCGCCTCAATTATCATGCTGGCGTTTGAGAAGAACGACGGCAAGCGCGCGGCGTGGTGGGCGTCTCGGATGCTGACCTTGCCCGAACCGGCGCAGAAAGATCGTCCGTGGACGCACGAATCGAAGTGGTACGGCTGGGCTGGGCATGATCTCGCCGCGCGTGCATATCGCTTGGCTGGCATGGTGGCGGACGCGAACGCGCTCCAACTGGTTTATCATAAGCACACCGAGCCGACCATCCGCATCACGCAAAAGACGCTCGGCAACTCGACGCGTTCTGTTTCATTCCGCGACGCTTGGCTCTCGACCGCGGCACGGCCTGAAATCGTCGAACACTATTTCCAGATCAAGGCCGACGACGCCGAGACGTTGGCGATGGCGAAGCAGTTCTTGCATTACGTCGGCGAGCCTACTGAAACGCCTCGCGCCGTGATTCGCGTGAACGTCGAGGACGGCATGGTGCCGCCGAACAACTGGGACGAACGCGTGCTGACGTGCGGAGAAACCGTGATTGATGCGGAGAACATCGAGCGAATCCTTGGAGCTAAAAAGCCATGATTCCAGAACCCGCAATCGTCGTCTGCACGAAGAACGCGCGTTGCCTCGACGTGATGAGAGCGTCGATCAAAGCCTACGTTCCGCACGGCATCCGCACCTACGTTTCGCACGGACTCGGCCCGACCTTCGGCGAGGCTTACAACGAGGCGGCGCGCATCGCGTTCAAGGAACACGATCAACTCGTGATCTGCAACGACGACATTGTTTTCACTCCGACGACGTGGGCAAAGCTCATGGGCGACGTGAAATTACTTCGCGAGCATTATCCAGACCTCGGCTGGGTGGCGACTCGCTCGGACTACGCGCGCGGCGAACAGAACATCCGCAGCGGACGCGGGCAAATTGACTTCCTGCGGTTCACGTCGGAGCGAAACATTATTCAAGCAAGCGTCATCGCGCCAATCTGCGCGTGGATTCACCGCGACGCATGGGTGGATTTCCCTCCGCTCAACTGGTTCTCCGACGACGTGCAATGCCTCGACATGAAGCGACCGCATTTTATCTCGCGCGCCTACGTTCACCACGTTGGAAGCCAGACCTGCGGCAACGACGCCAAGAAGTGCATGGACGACGCCGAACCTTGGTTGCGCGAGAATCGGCCCGAGTTGCACGCGCGGTGGTATTTAACGAAAGGCGCATAAGTATGGCCGCAGTCCGAGACTTTGACCCGACTCAGATCAATGCAGATTTCTCCGCAATCTTGGAGCAAGCTGGCATCGCGTTCACCTACCAAGGCAACAGCATCACTGGCGTCTGGTCTGCCTCGCGCGACGCGTTCGCAGACTTTGAAGATCAGCGCCGCGACGATTCCAAGTTCACCGTGTTTCTTTTGACGACGAGCGTGAGCGCGACGCCGAAGGTCACGCAGACGCTTTCGCGCGCGGGCATTACCTATTTCATCGAACGCGTGACGCTCGACGCCGAGGGCGCGGGCTGCGAAATCGGAGTTTGCAAAGCGATATGATTTTTATCGGAACAGATACGACGAAGCTGGATTTCGCATTGGCGCGTCTAGCTGCTGCTGCAAACGTCGATCTCGGTTTAGTGATAAAGCAAGAGGGCGGAAATCTCGCAAAAACTATCATGCAAATCACTCCTCCGACTGGCGAGAAAACCAGCGGAGGTGATATGGTTCGCATGGTTGGCGGTGGATTTATTCAAAAAGCAAAGGCCAGCGGACTCAGCAAAAACGCGCAGCAACAAGGAGAGAACGCAATCAAAGGCGATTTGTTTGGTGGAAAAAATCTAGGCAAGGAAGTAAACATCGGTTTATTCCAGCGCATCGGTAACTCAAAAGAGATTCCGCCAAAGAGAAAACGAAGCGAATTTGCTTACATCAAACTTGGTAACGAATTTGAAAACAACAAGCGCATTGGTATCTATCGAAAGTTTTGGAGAGAAGGTGCTTCAATTTCCGAAATGGAAACGTGGCACAAGCAAAACTTAAATTCTCGCGGACGACCAAAAGCAGTTTCACGCAGCAAAGTTGGACGCTGGCAGGTTCAAGATCAGATGTGGATTTCAGATCAATCGGCTGATGCTTATTTAAAATACGTTCAAGCAAAAGTCGGCTGGGGAAAAGCTGGTTTCGCGTCTGCTGCGTTGTCTTGCGGTATTCGCGTTCCCGCATGGATTCGTAAATTCTCGTCAAAGGCCGGTCGAGTTCAGTCGAATTTCAAAACCAATCCTTATGTCATTGCCTCAACTTCTGGGAATAAGATTCCCGATTTGCAGCGCGCGGTTGATAGTGCGTTTCGTATTCGTGAAAAAATCACTCTCTCAAAAGTGAACGCGATTCTTGTCAATCGAGCCGTGAACTTAGGCTTTGCCAAAATTTCATCCTCTGGAGTCGTGACCTATAACAAAGAAGCATGAGCACACGCACAAACATTCGCAACGCCACAGCAACCGCACTAACGTCCGCTCTAGTCGTGCCAACGGCGAACATCCTGCGCGGGCGCAACAACACGCTCGCGAGCATTAGCTTTCCATCTGCCGCCGTCTATGCCGTCACCGAGCAAATCGAAGTTCGCACGCTCGGCCCAAGCAACCGCACGCAGTACCGCCAGCTTCAACTCGTCGTCGATTACTTCACGGCAGAGAGCGGCACTTACCTTATCGACGATCTTTTCGACACTGGCTCCGCTGCCGTCGAAGCGGCAGTCTTGGCTGACGTTACGCTCGGCGGCGCTTGCCAAGACCTTCATTTGACGAATGTCGAATATGTGATCGAGCCTGACGAGTCATCTCGTTGGGGAAGTGCTCGTCATACCTTTAACGCAATTTATCTAACAACTGACTAATATGGCTACCAAACTTGGCCGCGATGGCCTTATCAAAATCTCGACCACCACCATCGGTGAACTCCGCAATTACTCGCTCTCGCACTCCTCTGACACCGTCGAGGACAGCGTGATCGGCGACGTCTATCGCACGCGCCAAGGCTCGATGAAGACTTGGTCTGCATCTGGCGATCTCTACTGGGACGAAGCCGACGCCGGCCAACTCCTGATCACCATCGGCTCGACCGTTACGCTCAACCTTTACCCAGAAGGCGCGACGTCCTCCGACGTTTATTACAGCGGCTCGGCTATCGTCACGAAGTTCGACGTGTCGGCCAGCTTTGACGGGCTGGTCGAAGGCTCGATTGCCTTTGAGGGCAACGGCGCGCTCTCGACCCTTACCGTTTAACGCTAGGAAAAACACAAAACAAAACACACATGGAAGCCATTGACCTCGTCCGCGAACACTTCAACAACCTCGGCACTAAACGAATCGAAGTTCCTGAATGGAAACTCGTGATCTTCTCGTCGCCAATGACCTTGGCCGAAAAGAACCGAGTTTATAAAAAGTCTCAGAACAACGATATGGATTTGCTCGTGGACATTCTGATTATGAAGGCCACGGACGAGAGCGGTAAGAAGCTGTTCACCATCGAGCACAAACCAACCTTGCTTAACAAGGCCGACAGCAACGTGGTTGCTCGCGTCGCCAATGAGATTCTTGCGGACAGCTCCGCGAAGCTCGACGACTTAAAAAACTAATCGGCGGCGATGAAGGTGCCGACCTCCTCGCCGTCTATGCCATCGCTGAACGTCTCGGCAAATTCGCTCACGAAGTCCTCGCAATGCCAGCCGACGAAATGAACGGCTGGCTTGCTTATATTAACCACCAAAATCGACTGAGAAAACAACATGGCAGCTGAAGCTACATTTACACTCAGGGCGGTGGACGCAACGCGTCAGGCTTTTGCGAGCGTGCAAAACTCGCTGCAAAAAATTCATGGAACGACGAGAAGCATTTCGCTGGGTCTTAAAGGATTCTTTGGTCTCGGTGCAGTTGTTTCTATGGGCAGAAGCCTTAACACAACTCTCGAGGACATTGAGGCTAACTCCAAAAAGTTTGGTTTAAGTTCCGAGGAAGTTAATAAAGTAACACGCGCAACCGGAGCGGTTGATGACGTAATGAACTTTTTTAAGGGAACAATCGTTGGAACGATTAACAAAGTTTTAGATTTAAAGGATGCGTTAATGGGTGTTTCAAAAGCCCAAGCATTTTCTATTGCTGATAAAATTCTACTAGATCGCGATCTTCCAAAAATTGAAGATGCGAAAAAACAAATGGATGAATTGAAAAAGAGTTTTGATGCAATCGGTCAAACTCCTGCTCAAAAGTTTCAACAGCTATTCAAGACTTTTCAAGAAATTAAAGGAAGGCCAAGCGATCCGGCAAAAAGCTCTCAGTTAAATGCTTTAGAAAAAGATTTAGAAATTCAAAGATTAATTAACGATCAGCGAACTATTGCGACAGATCAATTCGATCAATATACAAAAGCTGTTTTAGATCATAACAAAATTTATGATGAATACAATTTTTCGTTAAAAACCGAAAAAGAACAGCAAATGCAAATTGAAGGGCAGTTGCGTAATTTAATAACATTGCGACGTGCAGACGAAGATTTGTTGAAAAATTTTGATCCTGCAAAAGCAACTGTCGCTCAACTTGAGGCAATGGATCGGATGCTTATTGCACTTCCTAAAATCAACGAACTACTTGCAAAAAGAAAAGTCATTGAAACCGATCTTCAAGTTATAGCAAAAAATGCTGGAGATATAATTGCCTCTGGTTTTGAAGATGCAATTTTTAGCGGTCAAAAACTCAGCGAAACGATCAAAGCAATTGGCATGGATTTGCTTCGTATGGTTTTTCAACATACCATCACCGCTCCTCTAGCAAAAGGAATCAGCACCGCAATTTTGGGTATGCGCGCTATGGGTGGCCCAGTCTCGGCAAACAGTCCTTATATCGTCGGCGAAAAAGGCCCAGAACTATTCGTGCCACACGCCAGCGGCTCTATCGTTTCAAACTCCAACATGAACCAAGGAGGCGGCTCCGCTGGCCCTTCGATCAATGTGAACTACAACATTGCCGCTGGCGTCACGCGCAATGAACTTGGCCCGATCTTGGAACAAGAACGTCGTCGCCTTAAAGCCGAGATTCCTGATATGGTTCGACGTGGTGGCGCGTATCGTTCAGCCTTCGCCTAATCCTCATGGCTATCTCCTATCCACTCACGCCGCCCGCTGCGCTTGAAGCCTCGCGCCTATCAATGACTGGGATGAGCGCGATCTCGCGCAACATCTCACCGTTCACGATGCAGGTGCAACAATACAACTGGTCTGGTCAAGGCTGGCTTGGAACAGTTGAATGTCCGCCAATGACGCGCGCTGCTGCGGAACAGGTCGTGTCATTCCTGCTCATGGCCCAGCGCGGCACGTTCTACTTTCAAGACTTCGCAAACCCGACGCCACGCGGAAACGTGACCGGCACTCTCACTGTGTCCTCGGCTACGGCCAACGGAACGACTCTCGGCATCAGCGGCGCAACCGGCTCCTTCGCTGCGGGCGATTGGCTGCAAATCTCGACTTCGCTTTACAAGGTCGTGCAAGTAAACTCGTCGTCATCGGTGGACGTGTTTCCAGTCTTGCGCTCATCCTACGCTGGCGGAACCGCGATTACTTACAACAACGCCAAGGGCGTGTTTCGTCTTACAGATACTTCTACGCAGTGGAGCATCGACACGGCCAAGTTCTACGGCGTTTCGTTTAACGTGATGGAGGACGTCGCGCAATGAGTATCACCACCGCAGGACGCTCTCTAAGCAACGACATGACGACGCAGGTCAGCGCGTCGCAACTCTCGCCGATCATTCTCGCGTCGCTTGCTTTTCAGACTCCGCTCAATCTTTGGAGCGGTTACGGCACGATCACTTATAGCGGCACAGGCTATCTCGGCATTGGCACGCTCGGCACGATCTCGCCAGTCGAGGAGACGACCGACCTTGCTGCCCGTGGTATCTCGATGCAGTTGTCAGGCGTGCCGACCGCTTTGATTGCCGTAGCTCTTACCGAGAACTACCAAGGCAAGGCTTGCTCGATCATGTTTGGCGCGCTCGATTCCAGCGGCTCGCTTGTCTCGACTCCGATCACGATCTTTTCTGGTCGCATGGATGTCATGTCGATTAACGATGACGGACAAAACGCGACCATTGGCATGACTGCCGAAAATAAGCTCGTGGATTTTCGGCGTCCGCGCGAGGTTCGTTATACCGACGAGGAGCAGAAAAACCTTTACCCGATAGACAAGGGCTTGGAGTTCGTGAACTCGATTCAAGAAAAACAAATTTATTGGGGCAACGCAAAACTCGCAGCTCCAGTTGATGATAACAGTGGTGGAAATTACGGCCCGACAACTTACGATTAACGATGCCGACTCGCTGTGAAAACTGGCCCGAAGCTCTCGCCGCCTACATCGACCGCAAACGCAACGAGCCTTTCGCTTGGGGCGTGAACGATTGCTGTTTGTTCGGTGCTGACTGGATTCAGCTTTGCACCGGACTCGACCCAGCGGCGACCTTGCGCGGCACTTATGACCGTGCGCTTTCTGGCGTGCGCGTGCTAGAAAAAAACGGTGGGCTGATCGGAACTATTCAAATGCAAATGGAGCCGCTAGGATTCAAAGCAATCGGCCAAGGATTTGCTGCGCGCGGCGACATTGTAATTTTCGACACAGGAAATGGAGACTCTGCTGGAATAAACCTCGGAAATCATTCGGCGTTTGTTTCTAAAAACGGTCTGATCTTTGCACCAAACGCAGAGATTAAAAATTCAATCTGCTGGAAAATCTAAACTACAATGGCTGAATCAATCGCAATTTGGCTTTTCACTGCTTACGCTACTGCCACTGGCACCACAGTTGTTGTCAGCGCAACGACTTTAGCGTTCGTTACTGGCGTTGTAACTTTCGTTGCGGTCACCGCAGCTTCGATGGCCGCATCAAAACTACTGGCTCCAAAGCCTCCGAGTTTTTCTGACTCATCATTAACTAATCGCTCTCAGATGGTGCGCTCTCCGATTTCGGCGCGCAACATGGTTTATGGTCGTTGTCGCGTTTCTGGAACCATCGTTTATTTGTCCACGACCGGAAGCAAAAATGAATGGCTTCACATTGTTGTTACGTTGGCCGGCCACGAGATCGAGGAAATCGAGGAGGTGTATTTCAACGACGAACTCGTGCCGCTCGTCAGCAACACGCCGACCGGATTTTACAACGGCGTCGCACGCGTAAACAAGCATCTCGGCGTGAGCGGTCAGACGGCGGATACCGATCTAATCAATGACACGGCCAGCCTGACGGACGGCAAGTGGACGAGCGATCACAAGCTTTCTGGCATCGCTTACGTTTATGTCCGCCTCACTTGGGACACAGAGAAATTTCCGTCTGGTATTCCGAACATCTCGGCGGTCATCAAAGGCAAAAAGGTTTACGACCCACGCACGACGACGACGGTTTACTCGGCAAACGCCGCGCTGTGCTTACGCGACTATCTCACCGACTCGGCGCTCGGCATGGGATTAACCTCTGCCGAAGTGGACGACACCGCGATCACCGCAGCCGCGAACATCTGCGACGAGCAAGTGCAGATTCTTCCGCTCTCTCCGACGACCTACGAAAACCGCTACGAGGCGAACGGCGTCATCGCCACGAGTGCGTCGCCCGACGAGAACATCGGCAAGCTGCTCTCAGCGATGGGCGGACTCATCGCATACTCCGGAGGCAAGGTCGTTCCTTACGCTGGCGGCTATCGCATCCCAACGGTGACGTTTACCGAAAAGCACTTCGTCGGCCCGCTAAACATCCAGACGCGCACGAGCGCGCGCGACCGCGTAAACTCGGTGAAAGGCGTTTACGTCAGCGAAGGCAACGGCTGGCAAGTGTCGGACTTTCCGACGATCTCGTCGGCGACCTACGTCACGAACGACAACAACACGCGCTATTACCGCGACGTTGTGCTGCCGTTCACGACCTCGTCATCCTGCGCTCAACGCTTGGCCGTCATCGAGCTGCGCCGCGCGCGCGAAGAAATCACATTCACCGCCCGCTTTCGTCTTGAAGCGATGCAAGTTCGCGCGGGCGACACGGTCATGATCACCAACGCAAAGCTCGGTTGGTCGTCGAAAGTTTTCGAGGTGATGGAGTGGCACTTTGCGACTGACGGAAATCCTCCGCAGATATACATCGACATGACGCTGCGCGAGACCGCGTCGTCGGTTTATTCGTGGAGTGTTTCAGACGATCAAATTTACGTTCCAGACGCACCCAACACCACGTTGCCGAATCCGTTCACGTTGTCCGCGCCTTCCGCTCTCGCGCTGACCGCAGACGGCACCACGCAATTCATCCAAGCCGACGGCACCGCGGTTCCGCGCATCAAAGTAAAGTGGACGCCGCCAGCCGAGGAGTTCATCCAAAGCGGTGGCGCCGTCGTCATCGAATACAAGCCGAGCACGAGCACGACCTACCTAACGTGGAGCCGAGTCGAAGGCGCGCAGACCGAAGATTACATCAGCTCCGACGTGAAGATCGGCACCAACTACGACGTGCGAATCTTCGGCGAATCGTATTTCAAGATCAGCACGAGCTACGTCACTAGCTCGGTCACGGTCGCGCCTGACACGACGCCGCCAGCGACTCCAACCGGACTGACGGCCATCGCCGGAACTGGGCAAATCATATCACTCGACTGGGACGACAACACCGAGCCTGACTTCGGCGAGTACGGAGTTTGGCGTAACACGAGCAACGATTCCGGCGGCGCGACGAAGATTGCCGAGACGCGCGCGAGCCGATTCGTGGACGTCAATCTCACGCTCGGCACGACGTATTACTATTGGATTTCAGCCTACGACCGCAGCGAGAATCAAAGCGCAAAGAGCACCGGCGCGAGCGCGACCGCGGTGGCCGTGACCGCTGGGCAAACTGACAGCACGCCGCCAGCCGACCCAAGCGCGCCAACGGTAAACACGACCGGAACTTACTTGAGCGGCGACGGAACCACGCTCGCCCGTATCGTAGTCAATGTGCCAGCGTTCACAACGCGCTGCGTCATCATGAACGTGCTTTACCGCAAGAGCGGAACGGCGGGATGGATTGTCGCAGACCAGCGCAGCACCGGCGGCAGCACGTCCTCAATCGACGATCTAACGCCGAACGTGACTTACGAAATTGCCGTTCAAGCGTTCAGCGCGTTCGGCATCGCAAGCAACATCGTAAGCGGTGGTACGCAGACCGCGCCGAACAACTCGACGGCTCCTGCTACTCCGAGCGGTTCAGGTCTGACGAACGTCGGCGTTACGCCAAAGCTGATCGAGAGTACCCGTCAGTATTACTTTGGCTCACGCGCTTATTGGAACGCAAACACCGAGACTGATTTTGATCACTACGAAATCAAAGCGACCGCGACAAACAGCAGCAGCGCGACAGACTACAACTGGTTTGGAGAATCCGGCGTCAATGGTTTGGTTTTAACCAAGGCAACGACGATGTGTTTCTACAACACGTTTCCGACGAGCGGATTCACTTTCTTGCGCGCGGTTAATCGCAGCGGCGTCGCGTCGTCTTGGGTTTATCTTGGATTCTGCGCCGACAATGCAGCGTATGGAGCGGGCGACATCTCATCACAAGATCGAGACGACGTGACCGTGAGCGGAATCAAGACTGGTGCGACCGCTGCATCGAGCGTGCGCCAAGTCGCCGCCGTGTTTCAAGCATCGCACGTCGTCGCGCTCTCAGGTGGTTCGCCAACAGAGACGTTCTCGGTGGACATTTCAAACCGTGGATTCTCGACCAAGCCAGACGTGGGCGTCGGCGGTTGCGTCAATGCTGACCTGCTCACGGCTTACGATTTCGACAACGGCTCAAATAGTTCCTCGACTGCTTACGTTCGCGCCTCGACCTTGGACGGTAGCAACATTGGTGCAGGCAATTACCGGTTCAATCTCGACTTCACCGAATACAATTAATCATGGCTCTCCAAAAAACAATCGCTCTGCCGTCCGGTATCTCTGGCAATTATATTCGCCTCACGTCGTATCGCTACGACCGTTCAACGCTGGAAGCGTCGGCGATCTTCGCGCTCTATCTCGACGCAGCACACGCGCAGGCCGGTGCCGATTACCTCGTGCCAGTCATCGCCAAGCTGCGACTCAGCGGCGCGAAGTTCACGCAGTATCTCGGAGCGGCCGCACTCGCTGACCACCAAGTCCTCGCTCAACTCTACGTTGCAGCCAAGGCCGAGACGTTGCTTGCTGGCGGTGGGCTTACCTCGATCGACCTAAGCGACGCACTCGATGTCTAAAGGCGCACAACGCTTCATCGTCGTCAGCGACAATCATGGCGACATGGCTGATGAGGCGAGCGTCGGCGCACTCTGGTCGTTCATGAAAGAGTGGAAGCCTGAGATACGCGTCCACGCTGGCGACAACTACGACTTCCGCAATCTACGCAAGGGCGCGAGCGACGAGGAGAAAGCCGCATCGCTGGCCGACGACTGGGAGGCGGGCAACGATTTCCTGCATCGCTTCTTCGACGGCGGCACGAGCAATCATTTTCTGCGCGGCAATCACGACGAGCGAATTTATGACTTTGCTGGCAACGCGACTGGCGTGATTCGCGACTACGCCAACGACGGCATCAAACAGCTAGAGGCGACGGTGAAGAAGTGCCGCGCGAAGATGCTGCCTTACGATTCCGATCTCGGCGTGCTCGATCTCGGCAAGCTCTCGGTGCTGCACGGATTCCATGCGGGCGTCGGCGCGTGTCGAACGCACGCGGCAATTTACGGCAACGCAATTTTCGGCCACGTTCACACCATCGAGACGGCGTCCGTGGCATCGCGCGAACCCGCCGAGGCGCGCAGCATTGGTTGCCTCTGCAAACGCGACATGGATTATGTGAACAAGAAAACCGGAAAGCTACGTTGGGCGCAGGGCTGGGCGTACGGTCTTTTATTTCCAGACGGCACCTATCAGCTTTTCCAGACACGAAACATCGGAGGACAATTTTATGCCGCGACAGAAATCAAAACCTTCGCCGCTTAACTGGGCGCACGAACTGCGCGAAGTGCTCACCGCGAAAACGCGCGAGCCAAAAGGCGAAGGCTGGATGACGACGGAGGAGTTTGCCGAGTCGCTAGAGATAGCCATCGGCACCGCGCACAAATACCTTCGACGCGGACTCGCTTCGGGGCATCTGGAAAAGTTCACCGGCACCGCAATTTCTCCCGCAGGAATCAGGATTCAGACGTGGCATCGGCCAGTTATGGTTAAGAAAGAAAAGTCATAAGTCTTTGATTATCAAAGGCAACGGGCAGCGTTGAGAAAGATAAGAAGAAAAGTCTTCTAATCAGGACGGAGTTGTGATTTGGTATTCACATCGAAGGGAATTAACCCTGAGAGAAAAAACCAAAACATGAAAACGATCAAATCAGAACAAGTTCTCAAAGCCCGCAGCATTACGGATTACGACTGCATCTTTTCGGTTCAAGTCTTAGAGCGCAAAGGTTCATTCGTAACCGTTAAAGCTCAAGGCAACGTCAGCCGCATGAAGGTTTATTCCGACAGCTTAGGCGAATACATTTACGGCTTGGGCAAGTATTCGATGGCTCCGATTTTCCGTGCTATCTAATCAAACGCGCCGAAGTCACTAAGGCGCATTTTTTTTAATGAACTCCACCACCGCACTCACCCACGCTCTAGTCCTCGCGCTGCTTGCGCCCGACCAAGCTCGCGCCGACAAGGCCGTTGCTCTCGCCGAATCAATCGCCGCAGACTGCACCGCAAAACAAATCGCCCAAGCGAAACGCAACGCAGCTAAACTCGCAAAATGAAATCCACTCTCCTCCTCCTCGCGCTCACTCTCACCGCCCAAGCCGCGCCCGATGCTTCTTTCTTCCGCGCTCTGCACATCGTCGAGACAAGCGGCAAGCTCGGCCCGACAATCGGCGACAACGGCAAGGCACTCGGCCCGCTTCAAATCCACCGCGGTTACCACGCCGACAGTCGCGTTGCCGGTGACTACTCGCGGTGCGCCGATCTCGATTACTCGAAGCGCGTCGTGACCGCTTACCTTAAACGCTACGCGCCGAAGGCTTGGGCTGCGGGCGACGTCGAAGTGCTGGCCCGCGTGCACAACGGGGGCTTGAAAGGTGCGACGAAACCAGCAACCAAGGGTTACGGCGTGCGCGTCAAAGCCTTAATGAAAAAATGAGCCGCCCAAGCAACCCGCGCAACCGCCCGCGTATTATCTCGGCAATCAATCGAGGCGAGTCCATGAAGGTCGCAGCCTACGAGCTGGGCATCTCGACCGGCTACGCCTACCGCATCGCGCAAGACCTCGGCTATGTCGCGCGGCTGGTGAACACTTCCGAAATCAAACTCTTGCAGAAACTCAGAAACAAATGACACCCGAACAACACAACGAAATTCTCGTCGAGCTGCGCGCAATCCGTGCCGCTCTCGAAACCAAACCACGCGCGGTCGCCACGGCACCGAGCACCAGCACGTCGAGCGCAACGTCGCTCCCGCCACCCGACCAAGTGATCGAAGGCGCGGCCAGCGTAACGGTTCACTTCGGCAAGAATAAGGGCGTGGCGATTGGCTCGCTCACCGAGAAACAGCTTCTCTGGTATGGTGCAGACCGTGAGCCTCAGTTGAAAAATGACGGCACGCCATTTCCTCCGCGCGCCGAGGACACGCTACTCAAGAACGCTTGCCGCACGCTCTGGCACGACCGAGTCGCAGGAGCCGCGACCTACGTTGCCGCGAGCGCGCCAACCGGAAGCGACGAAGTGCCGTTCTAATTTGTCGCCGGTAACGACGTAAACCAGAACCCTCCGACGGCGCTCGTGCCGGTGCGAAAATACGCGAGCAACAATTTCCCAAAAGGAAAACCGCCCACCGACTTAACGATGGGCGGCAAAACACAAAACAAAACAGAACCGATAACACAATGGACACGAACGTAAAAACTGAAACTCAAGTCGCGGTTCAAGACACCGCTCCGAAAGCTCAAATCAGCTTCGGCAATCAGGGCGTGCAACTCGCCAGCATCGACGAGGCTTTCCGCTTCGCCAAGGCAGTCGTCGCAAGCGGCTTCGCTCCGCGCGGCATGGAGAAACCGGAGAGCGTTATGATTGCGATTCAGCTCGGCATGGAGCTAGGCCTGACGCCAATGGCCGCGCTGCAAAACACGGCGGTCATCAACGGACGGCCCGCGATCTACGGTGACGCCGCTCTCGCTCTGGTTCGCGCCAGCGGCCAGCTCGAAAGCTACGCCGAGCAAGAGATCGGCGAGGCCGGCAAAGATTCGCACGGCTACAAGATCACTGTGAAGCGCAAAGGATTCGACGCCGCCTCGGAGACGTTTACGACCGCCGACGCCAAGAGTGCGAAGCTCTGGGGCAAGGCTGGCCCTTGGTCAGACTTCCCGAAACGGATGCTCAAGTTCCGCGCTCGCGGCTTTATCCTTCGTGATCAGTTCGGCGACATTCTGAAAGGCTTACGCACAGTCGAGGAAGCGCGCGACATCGCGCCCGAGATTAACGTGACGCCGCTCGCCGAGAAAGTCGCAGGCGGATTGAGCGACGCGATTGGAGGTGCTGCATGAGCACACC